AGAGCAGAGTATTGGGTCATTTAGTAGGTCATTTTGTAGGGTCATTTAGTAGGTCATTTTTATATAAAAATGACCTACTAAATGACCCTACAAAATGACCTACTAAATGACCCAATACTCTGCTCTAATATAATTCCGCGAAATATCTGCGATATTCCACAGAATTACCCCCACAAGAGGGGATATAATACAAACTATATTTGTCTCTAAAACTAATTTAAAATTTTGTTAGTTTTCTAAATCAAACTACTTCCTACGGCGGTGGCGGCGGCGTCTTTTTCCCAATTCTTTTTCCAGATTAGGCGTCCCACACACAAATGGCCTTTTTAGGGGGCCATTTGTGTGTGTTAGGTGTTTTCTAAAATAGAATTGAAAAAAAAAGAAAGGATTATAGGACAGGGCGTTCCGCCCACCCTAACGAATAGAAGTGTTTTTGTGGATATTTGATGAGAAATAAAGAAAAGAAAAAGAGAAGAGAAAATATATAAAATTGATTTAAACCTAAATGTAAAATAATATTGTATATGTCGAGTCCTAAATCTCAGATGATTTATAACTGGAAAAAGAGTGGATTGATATATGATGACTATGATGAGTTATATGATGTCTATATCAATACAATGGAGTGTCAACACTGTCAAACCGAATTTACAGAAAAAAATTGGCGATGTTTAGATCACGACCACACAACAGGATTGTTTAGGAAGATTGTCTGTCATCGGTGTAATGTGCATGATAGCTATATCAAGTATCCAACTGGATATACAGCCCAAGAATATTATCAAGCAAACAAAGAAAAAATCAAAGAATATTATCAAGCAAACAAAGAAAAAATCAAAGAATATCAACAAGTATATCGCCAAGCAAACAAACAAGAATATAAAAAAGAATATTATCAAACAAACAAAGAAAAACGCAAAGAATATTATCAAGCAAACAAAGAAAAAATCAAAGAATATTATCAAGCAAACAAAGAAAAAAACAAAGAATATCAACAAGTATATCGCCAAGCAAATAAAGATAAACCCACAATCGCTCCAAAAAACATACAGAATATTTAAACAGTAGATAACTTTTTATATAGAGAAAATATATATAAAGATAATAACATATTAATATATGTAAATGGAGTATCATTGTAATTCCTGTAATTATTATACGAACCATAAAGGTAAATATGAAAGACATGTTGGAACTAAAAAACATATTGTATCTACTAACAACGACTTGTCGCCATTAGAAATGGCTTTAATATTACTCGAATTGAAAGAACCCAAAGAACCCGACGTAGACATCGACGATATTATTAACCATGTATTTTTTTTAACCATGGACGAATACGTATGTTTAAGCGATGATGTAAATACAGAAGAACAAGAATGGTTGAACTATGTAAAACAGAAGTTGTCCTATGAAGAACAATATAAAATTGCGAATAATATCAATCCGTTTGAACTTTTAAGAGATACCTACAAAGGAACGTCTGAATCGGCTATGGTGAAAAAGATTACAAAATTAATCCCTGATAATATTATTAAAATAAATGATATAAGTCGATGTAGATTTTCTGTTTATTCTGACGGCGAATGGCTGGATTGGATTCAATCTACTAAAAAGATAGAAGAACTTATTCAGATGCTTCAACCGTATATTGTTCATTTACATAATATATTTTCTTCGTTCGACGAATTATATCGACCATGTAATATAAAAGACTATGATAAAATTATGTACAGGGTACATCAAGGGGATATTACAAAAAATGTTCTGAAAAATATATTGTGGAATTATAAAAATTGATTTGAATATTTATAATATATTTTTTTTATAATGGTAGACACCGAACAAGAAACACGAGACAAAATCGATAACATCAATATAGATATGCTAAACACGATCACCAAATACGAAGAAAAAATTCAAGACCTAAAACAAAAACAGATTGATATTATTAATTTTATAAATGATAAAATTAGTATTATATGTATTGATGATGATATTGATGAAATAAAGCAATCTTTAATGGAAATGACTGACGCACTGGAAGACGTTTGAATATTACCATAGTTACTCCTTAGATTTACATGTAGTATGATGACGATACATATTCTGTTTTGATAATAGTTTAGCACAAAATTCGCATTCTATTTTTTCATTTTTTTGTTCTTTGTGTTGTTCACGATATTGTTTGAGATATTCTTTTTTTTTTTCTTTATGTTCTTCACGGTATTGTTTGAGATTTTGCTTGATTTCTTCTTGTGTTAAATAAGGGATAACCATATTCATTTTTGCGTCTAATTCTTCGTACAATTCTCTCTCTCTCTTACAAGCTTCAAATTTGTCTTTGCACGGAAATTTTTCAACTAAAAGCATAGTCCAGTTATCCCATCCACCATTTTGACGAATAATTTTGTATATTTTTAAATGGTGGTCTTTTGATTTCTCGTTATGACACACGGATTTATGGCAACACTTCCGCTTTGTCATATTTATAGTGTGTCCTACATAGCATTCCTTTACAGACAAATCATCGCACACAATTTTATACATAATGGTTTTGCTATAATCCATTGGAGTTCTGGGCATTCTTATTATATCTTATGTTATTCTTTCAAATCAATTTTTCATTTGATAGCTAAAATAAAAATTGATTTTATATATTTTATTTGTATAATTACAACTATGCCATACACAAATTCTCTACAGTTATCCACTATCCAGTATTTAGATTTACTTGATGACATACCTTATAAATACATTAAGAATATGATTGATGAAGATGATGAAGACTATTACGACGTTGAAATAGCCGATTTAAAATGCGACAGGATTGCGTATTGTAGAACCCAATTTAAATTGAGTTTAAAAATAGACATCGGCCAAGGGTCATTACCAATATATGTTGATAAGACATTTATAATTGTAAAAGAATATAACAATAGTAGCGGTATTGCTTTGACCATGTTAGATTTATACGAAGAAGACAGCGACAGCGACAGCGACGAAGAAGAATAGAGACGACGAATAAGAACATATTTTTTTTCTTTTGTTTGTATTATATGAAGAGGAGCGATTATGACTCACAAAAATACAGCGTAGACTACTACAAAAAAAATATCGTCAACTACAATAAATCGTGTAAAAAATATTATCTCAAAAAACTCGGGTGTAATATGATAGACAAGCCCTTCTTCTCTATAGAATATTTTCCAGAGGGGGTGAATCCGTTTGAAATGGATTTGAAGAACCAGAGGAAGAATCATCGCTAAACTCCAATGTAGCCTTATTTATATTATCAATTTCATTATAAAACTTTTTTTCTTGTTTATAAATACTTATTAAATTGGTATGTGACGCCTTCATATATTTTTTACGCATGTCTGGATATATACTTGTCTCTAATTTTTCCAAACTCTCGTGGTATTGGGTAAGCAACGAGGGGGTTATGATTTCTTCATTACGAGCCACGTTAAGCGTATGGGTAATGAGAGATTGGCTTTGTAATATTATCTCCATTTGGTTTGGGAAATTCTTGAATTTTATCAAAGCGGAAATCATGGCTATAATAGAGGACAGCCCAATCGGTACAAGTAAAACGATGTTGTTATTCCATCCCATTTGTAGTTTCATAGACTCGAACATACCTGTCGTTAGAGAGACAATTATAACACACTTATTCCAGCTATCATTTTCACGCTTTAATTCTTCGTGGGCTAAACTCAACGCATCACGCTTCGCTTTTAAATCTTGGATGATTTGGTTTAATTCTCTTTTTTCCATATAAAATAAACATATAATATATTACAATGGAATGTAATATTTGCTATGAAACATCACATAACATAGTTCATTGTTTCAACAAATGTGCCTTTAAAACTTGCCGTAAATGTTTCAAGCAAATGATTGAAGTAGTCGATGACGAAATATGTTATAGTTGTCCTATGTGTAGACATCTAAATATCTATAACGTATCTAAAAATTTTACATGGTTTATGAATAGGGGATTAGATTTATTAAAATTATCTTTGTCTCTTATGAAACATGAATTGGACGAACAAAAACTGAACCACCATTGGGTGATGTATAATTTAGAAGCTATCGACAGAAATCGCAATCCGTTGTAAAATTGAATTAAAATAATATGGGTTATATATAGTATGGACGACTATACACAATTCTTAAAAGACCAAATGTTGGCACCGACGACTGTTCGCAATCACATTCGCAATTTAGGAGCGTATCAAGAGGCTGGGTTTTCTATTGATTCAGAGGAAGATAAAACAATAGAACATTTGAAGACGTATGCTGTAGGCTCAAAAAGACAGACTATGGTGTCTACTATTTCAAAGTATAGAACTTACAAACAATTGCCGAATGATAATATTCGCCAGTTGTTAGTCGAAGCGGTAAAAGATACCATAAAAATAAACGATACAAATAATCAAGCAAGAGACATTCCGTCGATTTCTGTGTTCCGTCGTATGATGAAAGATTACTTTATAAAAAAAGACTTTGCGTCGTGTGCTATTTTATATTTATTGCTTACATTCCATGTTAGAAATACAGACCTGATGGTCAATATTGTCACAAAAAAACCCACAGACAATACGAAAAATTATTTAATACTTAACCCAACCAGCGTCGTTTATATTCGTAATGATTATAAAACATTCAAAACATACGGACAAAAAAAACATCGTATTGTGAATAAGATGTTTGTCGAATGTATCCAAACACTATCCACCTTGATTGATAAAGACTTAAGCAATATCACGCGAGTAATCAAAAAAATTACAGGCGGATATACAGAAGCCGACTTGATGAAGCGGTCTGTGTTTGAAGCAAAAGGATTACGAGCCTATAAAAAAATAAGTAATAATCGTGGAACATCCCTTCAAGTCATGGCGGATTCGTATAATATTTCAACGGAGTAAAGATGGCATTTGAGACAAATATTCATTGGCCATGGCGTCTTGGTCTACATAATCTATTTTTAATACCACACTGAGGCTTTCTAAATCGTCTATATCAATTACATCGGCACCATTGTCAATTAGTTGAATTTCTATCTTCTTTAAAGCATCGTTTGTTAATAATTTAATAGGCGACTCATATACAGGTTCAAATACTAAGTTGTCATTGGAATGTAAATACTCCATCACAGGGGCATTGTTGGAAGATGAGAAATAATTTAGACTCGGTAGATTGATTTTTAATAATGCTTCGCTGTGAGACCGAGTCGTCGAAAAGACCGCACAGGCGTGGACGACATTGATATAACATTCTCGTCTGGATTCGGATAGTACTGGTAAATTATTCCACGTAGCAACGCCATCCACATTAGTTAACTGTTCGCTATTCAAGAATAGGTATTTTGAAGGCATATACTATAGCAGAATATTTTATAATTAACTAAAATACAATTTAGCATCGTCTTTTTTTATTTTTAATAATATAAAAAAAGATTTTGAAGTTTTATATATACGACGAATACGATTCACGTCGCTATATTTGATTACGTTTTTTGTGTCTTTTATAACATCATTAAGCGTATCATACAACCATATAGCATTTAATAAACGACAATCTTGGTCATTGAAAATTAATAAAACATACATAGTATAGGTATATATTTTATTCAGGTGTTTCGGGGAATGGCCTGTCTGGTAGCCAAATAGATGGGAAGTCCCTCAACGCCTGCCTGTAGACCAGCCATTTGTCTCTCTGCGGAAAATCGGGTAAGGCAGTATGGTCGCTTTCTCGTAATAGTTTATCACGCTCTTGTCTCATATTATCTAAAAGCAAGTCATCGTATTTTAACTCAAGCTCTTCTTCCGTTGGTTTCGGAATCGTATTGTCTAACCATTTTAAGCTCTCGTACGTTTCACCACAACTCCACGAATAATTAAGATAATACTTTGTTAATATTTTGCTATAATCCATATACTATAGGTATAGATTTTATTTAACCAATCATAAACCCACCAAAAGAAGAAAACTCGGCTACCTGGCCTGTACGAGCAGTTCCACTCGTTACTCGAATTCTAATAATATCACCAACTACACAAGGAAGAATAACATTTCCTTTTGCGGCAACGGAGTTAAATACGTTAGAACCTACCGCTGGGTCTGATAATGTAGGGTTCATATTGCTTAATTGACAACGGTCACGCTGGGTGCTATTTTGTTGTAATTCAACACTAAAAGGAGCATTATTTGATAGAAAACCATAATAAATAAACCAATTACCAGCAACTGGAATAACGTAATGACGGGCATCAACATCATATCCCGAATGATTATCTATAACTATCCCATCATAATTAATATTAGTATTAACACTACTTACTGTCGTGTTGTCACATTTTAACTTAAAACAAGGTTGAAGCGGAGCAGAAATTATTCCACCAATTGACACATATCCTTCCACGAAGAGAATGAGAGCATTTAAGTTGCTTGAATTGACCGTGGAAAAGTTAGCGTCGGCTGTAGTCGATATTGTATTACCACCAATAGATATGTTTGTTCCCGCAATAAGCGTCTGTTGATACCCTACTATATTAGAGGCGTTGATTTCGCTGACATTCACAACGGATGCATTTAATTCGTCAGATAAGTTTATATTGGAAGCGTTAATAAGTTCCGATTCAAAAGACTGAATATACCCTGAACCGAAATCGCAATTTGAACCGATAATTTCACTCACATTTACAACATTACTACTATTTATAAACTCTGCAGTTACGCTTGAAAAATTAGCGTTGGTAGAAGTAGATATAGTATTCCCATCGATGGTAATATTATCCCCAGCCAATAAGGTTTCTTGGTATCCTACGATATTGGAAGCGTTGATGGTGCTAAAATTACCCTGACTTATATTTGCTGTTCCACCCGAATTGATATTGAATAAATTATTATTGGTCGAGCTTAACCCTATGGATACAGAAACCAAGTCTAAACTGGTTATACCATCTACGTTCAACGAACTGGTATTTAAACTTTCGGTGACTACATCTTTGCTTGCCAGACCCGCTACAACTTCGTCGACACTTAGCAATGGTTTGGTTAGACTTAATACATTACCGAAACTTTGTAAATTAAAATCAGAGGTAAATACCATGGTGGCGGTAGATAAATTAGCACCATTTACGACAGAAGCATTTAAGGTACTAAAATTAGCAACACCAGCTGTTTGCAATTCATCGCATTCAAAACGAAGCCGACCGCCCGCGTGAATAAATCGCGTTGTGCGTCCATTGCGAAAAAGGAAAGACGCCTCTGCATCGTTTGCAGTATCGATTATGGTATATTGAAACGCGGCGATTGTGTCGGTGCTGATGTTGATTGCGTCTAACGCACTTGAAGATAGATTGACAGTGTATACTTGGTCTGTGTCTAACTCGTCACAAGTAATAAAAGAAGTATTTAAAAAACTTGTATTGGTCGTCTGTGACGTTATAGTTGAAAAGTTAGCATTACTGGGTGGTGAAGAAGAGATAGTATTTCCTACGATAGAGATGTTCGTCCCAGCGATTAACGCTTCTTGGTATCCTTCTATAGACCCACCGACCGATAAAGAACCGCCCACCGATACATTTTCATCTGTAGATATATTTCTACTTTCAAAACTTCCAGCATTTTGTATACTTCTTGTTTGTATTAAATTATTAGAATCCATGATTAATACTCTTGCGGTCGAGTTTGTATTTGTATTGAATATAATACTACCCGCGTTATTTACGATATTAACGGCTCCACCATCTCGGTTCATCGTCATAGATTGTGCGGACGAGGTTTCGTCGCTTAAATTAAAACTGAATGTATTGACCGAACGAGAACGCGATATAGAACTATTGATTGAACTGAAATTTGCGTTTGGAGTGGCGAAATTAGACGTAGCGGTGATATTTGTAGATTCAATAGTTTGTGATGTAATATCGTTTGCTGTTATATCCGACAAGATACAAGTAGAAGCGGTTAATACGTTGGCAACCGCAAACGAAAAATTGCCCCTGAACGCATTTATCTTGGTGATGTCTAACTCGTCGAGGTCTAATTCGTCGATAGTTAAGGTGCTTATATTGGCGGTTGTAGCATTCAACAAAGGCGTTGAAAAACGGAACGTTGCTTCTCCATCGATACATTCAAATATATCTGCTTCCAATTCAACTACATTTAAGGTTTCTGCATTTATATCGTCTGCTTTAAGATTTAATGTTTCTATTCCGTTGTTTCTTATTTCCAAACAAGGTTGATTACCAACAAAAAAGTTAATAGCCGAACTATTGCCAGTAACCGATATATTGACTTCATACCCTGAACTATTAAACGATTGGACGAAGTTGTTGCCGACCACTCCGCTATATAATACGATGTCGCCAGCATGCTGTCCAGATTTGCCTACATACAGATTATTGCTTACATTTAAACTATCTTGAAAATTACTGGTTTGACTTACATTTAAAACACCAAACACATCTACATTATTATCTACTTGTAAACTGCTTAGATTGGCTTGACTATCTGAAGACAAATAAGCAGATATAACATTATTTTCAATAGTGATATTGTCGCCTGGAACAAGATTGCCTGTAGATAAATTCAACGCATTGGCCGTTATATTGCCTGTTATAGTAATGTTGCCCACACTCAAATTATCAATAGAAGACTTTGTAGCAGACAGATTGACTAAACTTACGTCTATGCTACTTAAATTTGCGGCAGATGCGACCTCCGAACGCATTACTGATATAAAAGCAGTCCCGTTAATAAAGGCGTCTCCGCTAATGCTTAATGGAAAAAAGGCTTCCTCATAACCAATGGCTAAACCGATATAGTTGATAGAGGCTACTTCTACATCTTCTACACGAAAACTATTGGAGGTCGATGTCGACTGGGCGTTCATAATGGTTTGGCCGCTGGCTACTTGTGCGAATCCGTAGTCAGTAGCTCCCGTGTTCCCGTTGATAGATATGGCCATCCTATCGCTGTGTCCGTCGTTCCCAATTTGGGTTCGACCGATAACTGCTTGTCCCGCAGGCGAACCTTCTAAAATGGATAAACTATTAAAGTTCGCTTCGTCTGCTTGTAGGTTGCCTGTATTTAAATTTAAATCACTGCCTCCGTCGTTATCTAATGTTTCTGTAATTTGAAACGTACAACTATCAGGAAATAACATTGTCCAAGTATCGTCACTTGAATTATTATCAATGAGAACCTGAAAATATACAGTGGTTCCAGCCGATACGGCCGAGGTTTGATTGCCTATGCGGGGAGACAAAACACCCGACCGAGTTCCGCCACCATTGTGGTCACGCCAAATCTGTTCTTGGCGACTGATTGTATTGTCTACTCCGTTATTATAAATTAACCGTGCATTTACAGTATCCCCATTATAACCTGACATCTCATAGGAAAAAGAAGCCGTACAATTTAAAATAGCATTCGCCCCAAACTTTGTGGTGTAAAATACCTTCATCATATTTCTGGTTGACCCAGGTGGAATATTTACATTTACGGTTTTGACCGTTCCAGGAACAATAGGTTTAATTACATCGCCGCCCAAATACAACTGAGTATTGGTTAGCGAACGACTATCTCCACCACCCGCCCCGTTCAAAGCCGAATACACACCGCCGCTTGTGATTAGGTCGCCGCTATTTTGCGTCACATTGACAGTGCTATTTACATTCAACAATTTATTCGTTAAAGTTAAGTTAGTTCCAATACTTAAATCTGCCGTGCTTAAATTCGAAGCATTGATTTGTGATGTATTGATTTCTGTAAAATTTCCTATGGAAGGTAATACACCAGTTGACGATATAACATTTCCACAAATATCAATATTTGAACCTGCGATTAATGTTTCTTGGACGTTGGGTGCTGTTACACTTGTGGCCGTAATATTGCTGGAGGAAATATTGGTAGCCGATAAATCTACGAAAGACTCTGAGAAGGCAATTAATTGACTTACGTTCAAAAACGGGATAATATAATCGTCTGGCAAATTAAGTTCCGATGCATTTATCTGTGAGACATTTAAAATATTTTGTGAAAAAATATTGGCACGCAACGTACCAACGGTCGCTGTAGCAATGGATGCATTAGCGATGGACACGTTTGTGAAATTCAAATTTGTCCCAACATTTATGTTTTGATTTGGCACAGAGCCGCCCATAGGAACAGCATACATATACAATAGAAATATATTTAAAAATTGATTTGAAACTAAATCTACAATAATATTGTATGCCATGTTCTAAAGCTCAGACGATTTATAAATGGAAGAAGCGTGGCTTAATTTACGACAATTACGACGAATTGTATGAAGTTTATATAAAGACTATGGAATGTCAGCATTGTAAAACTGAATTTACAAAAAAAAATAAACGATGTTTAGACCACAGCCACGAATCTGGATTGTTTAGAAAGATTGTTTGTCATCGGTGCAATGCGATGGATTCTTATATCAACTATCCATTTGGATATACAGAACAAGATAGAAAAGAATATCATCAAGAATATCGACGAGCAAACAAACAAAAAAAATTAGAACAGAATAAAGAATACTACCAAGCAAATAAAGAATATAGTAAACAAAAAATCGAATGCGAGTGTGGCAGTGTTGTTCGTAGGAGAGAAATATCAAGACACAATCGCTCCAAAAAACACAGTGATTACAAGCTTAATAATTTGGTGTGAATTTGTTCTACTATGAACAATAAATGCTGGTTAAACTTAGAACTCAGTTCCTTAATTAAATCCTCATACTTTGGCTCGATGCCTTCGATAGACAAATCAATACTATCGGTAATGGTTATATACTTTTTATAGAACTCGTTTGTGTCTTCATCTACCGACGGCAAAGATATAACTTTACAGTTACAAGCTAAAGCCTTATGGATTCTGTGCGTTTCCAGTGCGTTCTTATCGTAGTATGGGATGTTTAAAACGACTTTACATTCATGTAAAATTTTGGTTAAAGAATCACTGTTCTTGTGACTCCAATCAAAATCTATATAGAAATTTAGGTCAGTGTGCTTCTCCTGTAACTCTTTCAAAATCTTTTCGCGACGTTTGTTTTTTGAACCAATAAAACACACGTCGTATGGTCTTTCTTTTGTCTCTAAATTAAATTTCATGAACTCAAAATAGAAATAAGACATTACCTTGATATCAAATGTTTCTTTCAAATAATTAGCAGATAATGTATTATAATCACACACCACGTTTCTTTTCATAAGAGACACATAATATTTATTTTTCATAAATTGTGAATCGGATTGCTCTGAATTCATAATAACATATCCAAATGTATTACCAAGTCTGTATTGAATTTCCAATAGGTGATGAGCGAGTTCGTGAGCACCAAAGACTATATACAAATCTTTTGGTTTTGGGTTAAATTCTTTTTCTAAAGACCAACCAAATTTTTTACTTAGAACCACTGCATTTTCATTGAATATTGAATGCCCGCTAATAATTTTAATTTGTGATACGATTACATTTTCAAGAGACATATATATGTATTATAAATATGTTTTTATACAAATTTAAGCGAACTTGCTCTTGGCGGAGGTTCCTCTCGGATACTTTGTAGAGTAGAAGGCGTCCGAATTAAATTACCCGATGATAGGACACTGTCTAATGAGGTTCCCCTGGGTCTTAACGGTAGCACACTGTCTAATGATGTCCCCCTGGGTCTTGTAGTATTACTTGGTATTGGGGATAAAGTAGGTATCCTTTCTGGTTCATCAAGTGACAAACTACTCTCGCTAATAAAACGCGTTTTCGGCTTTCTTTTAGGTACAATTGGTTTTGGTCTTGGGCTTGGTGAAGGTACCTCTCGGATACTTTGTAGAGTAGAAGGCGTCCGATTTAAAGCACCCGATGATAGGATACTGTCTAATGAGGTTCCCCTGGGTAGGACACTGTCTAATGAGGTTCCCCTGGGTCTACTATCAGGTGCTATTGGGGATAAATTAGGTGTCCTTTCTGGTTCATCAAGTGACAAACTACTCTCGCTAATAAAACGCGTTATCGGGTTTCTTTTAGGTACAATTGGTCTTGGTCTTACTTTTGTAGGCTGTTCTCTTTTTTGTTTTGTTTCTTGTATTTCCTTACCCCTAAAGTCCAGTTCCATAGTAGGTTCAATGTCTATAAAGTAGGCTGGTTCTTTTTCTGGAGTAGGTTCAGTTATAGCAGGTTCAGGTGGTTTGGGTGGCAATACCGAGGATATAATTCCACCTTGTTTAGCTATTTTAAACAAATCTTCGTCTGGTATTTTTTGTCTTTGTCTGCTTTCTTCAATGACTTCTTCCATGGAGCCTCTGGATTTTCTCACACCTAATTCTTCTGGTTTCAATACATTCTTCCGTTCTGGAATCGCCGCCCGTGCCCTTTCTGCAATCGCCGCCCGTGCCCTTTCTTTTGCTTCCTCATCTTTTTTCGGGAAATTGTCCTCTGGAATCGCCGTCAGTGCTCGTTCTTTTGCTTCCTCTTCTGCTTTCTGTCGTTTTATCATTTTTTTTTCGGATATACTGAGTCTATCTTCTGGAACCTTTTTCGGTATTGGCTCAGGTGAGGGACTTCTTTCTCTTATGGGCTCAGGTATATTAGGTGGTGGAGTTTCCTCGATATTTAACATATTAGAGAGACTTCTTTCTCTTGTAGGAGGTATCAAAGGTCGAATATTTGGGGGCGCATCTGTCTCTTGTGGCCGAGATTGAGACCCCATTATCTTCTGTAAAAGTTCTATTGTTTCTTCCCCTTCTTTAGTAGCTCGTCTTAAAGATTGACTCCTTGCGTCGGGTGGGTCGGTCTTTAATAATTCCAAAGCAGGACGGTCATCATCATCATCTACGCTCTTTCGCGGGTTTAGTCTTTGAGCCATCACAGATTGTTTGGACGGCGGATTATCGGATTGTTCTACTTTTTTTGCTCCAATACGTGGTTGTAGATTTAATGGTTTTCTTACTTCGGGCACTGGTTCTGCTTTTTTTCCTCCAAAACGCGGTAGTAGATTTAATGGTTTTCTTACTTCGGGCACTGGTTCTGCTTTTTTTTCTACAACACGTGGTAGTAGATTTAATGGTTTTCTTACTTCGGGCACTGGTTCTGCTTTTTTTTCTACAACACGTGGTAGTAGATTTAATGGTTTTCTTCCTTCGGGCACAAACGCGGGTTCTGTTTTAATGTCTTTCCTACTTTGGTTTTCTAATTCTTTACCTCTTAATGTTTCCCCGTGTTTTGGATTAAATGTTTTACTAAAAAAAGATTTGCCAGGTATCATCGATTTTTTTGAAGGTTGAACTGGTTCGGGAATTGGGTTTAATGTAGATTCGCTTAAGAAGGGTAAGGGTTCATCCAACTTACTTGGTGCTCTTTTCCTTTCTGGTAATGATGTGCTTACAAAATCATTTTTAGTTGTTGTGGACACAACGTCGTCCAAGTCTTTTACACTACCCATAACACTTGGCTGAACAGACACGCTTGGTTGTAACGGCGGAGGAGCACCGAACCCGTCCAAAGAAACAGGTTTTTGAAAATTAGACGCAGGTAGTCTTGGCGGTGGAGGTACTGGTCTTGGAGGAAGCGGCGGAGGTAGTCTTGGAGGAAGCGGCGGAGGTTCCTCCGCTTTAATCATTGGTTGGGTTGGTACGGATATATCTCTGAACATCTGTTGTTGTGATTGTAATATACCTGCCAACAAAGGAGTAACCCTGTCGAAGTCTTGATTACTGGTCACAAACGTCGGAGCAAATTGTGGTGGATAGGATGCGGGTAAAGTAGACCTACGACGGGATTTACTACGCTTTGCTTTTGTCGTATTAATATTTACAGTCACACTTTGCCTTTGTGATTGTGATTGTGTCTTCGGCGTCTTTGCTTTTTTCTTTCGCTTCGGAGGCATATATATACCGTTAGATAATACGTTAATTATTCATTTTATTTTCAATAAAGATTTCGTCAAACTTTTTAAAATATTTAAACTTGTTGGTATCTCGTAGAGACATATCAATCATAAAAAAACTAAATTTGTCGTCGTTTTCAAAAATGTAATCTATCACTTGTTGCCAGTATTTTTTGGTAAAAGGAAATACTTCGGAACATATACTTTCCATTTCCAATTGGTTCTTTGGTCTGAAACTGACAAAGTGTGTCATATTATTTCTTATTCCAGAAGGTAAGTCTTTAAACTTTTGGACTAATATAAACACACTACAAAATAGATGCCTACGATTTTGTAGAAGACTGACCAGTTGCTTTTCAGCCCCAGCCGAGCGACGGAGCTGAGCACCTATGTCGTCCAAGATTAACACCGTATTCTCTTCTTCCTCTCGGTTGTCTTCCACGGTTTTAAATATTTCGGCCATCGTGGTGTTTGTAAATTCTTTAAACTTTTGTTCGGCTCTGACATCCGCGAAGACATCTTTCTTGGCGGACTTGCCAGAACCCAGTGTCGGCGAACATATTAATATTTTGTCAAAACATTTGCGATAAGATTGTCGAACACCATTCATCTTCTTTGCCGACATCATCGACGTAAGCAATGTTGTTTTTCCACTTCCCGAAGCTCCACTAATCACAAAATTAAAACCAGAACAAGGTGGTAAAGGATACGGAATATCTTTGGCAAGTAGCTTATCCAAATGATTCTCCGTATTCATAATTTTAAGACGCTTATTTTTTTTTTCTGTTATGTTTAAGCTCATATATATTCCGCAATATATTTGATATGCTTTTTACTTTTTTTGTGGGTAGAAAAATTACTCATAGTAACAACACACCCACACTCACATTTCACTTTTTGATTTTTGTATTTTTGTATATATTCTCGGTTTCGTTCTTGGTATTTTTTTTGGTATTCCGCAACGTGTTCTTTGTTTTTCATATACCATTCTTTTCTCCATTCCGCCCTATCAATGCCTTGAGGAAACTTTATATAACTATCACGTGTATTACAACCACGACAAACAATGTTCCTAAATATTCCTGTAGTGTGGTCGTGGTCTAAACACCTATCCCGTGACGTCTTAAACGCTTTATTACAATGTTGACACTCAGATGTTTTGATATATGCTTCATACAATGCATTATAGTCATCATATATCAATCCACGCTTTTTCCAATTATATATGGCTCTATGTTTTCTATTCATATACATCTATCATTATTATCTTTAAGTATTATACAAATATAATTGACGTTGGTTGGGTTGTGAATTGTAGGTCTTGTTTCGTTTTCTTTTCTATACGACGCTTCTCTCTTGCTTTCTCTAAAGCCATTTTTTGTGCTTCGGTAGGTTGTCGTTTTACTGGTAATACGGGTTCTTCTACAACTACTTTCTTTTTAGTGGGTTTCGGTTCAACCACTTGTTCAACAACTGGTTGAACCAGTGGCTCGGCTTTAGGTTTGCGAGGAGCACGTTTCTTCTTAATCGGTACTTCTTCTGGCTCTGTCTCGGGCTCAGGCACTGGCTCGGCTTTAGGTTTGCGAGGAGCACGTTTCTTGGGTACTTCTTCATTTTGTGGCTCAGGCTCGGGCTCAGGCACGGGCTCAGCTTTAGGCTTACGAGGGGCACGTTTCTTCTTAACGGGAGCTTCTTCAGGCTCAGGCACGGGCTCGGCTTTAGGCTTACGAGGTGCCCGTTTCTTGACTGGTTTTTTTTCTAAAGTTTCAACCACTTCTTTTGTTTGGTCTGGTTCGCTTTCGGTATCGGATACACTATTCACATAGGACATTATATATTGTGAAAAGAAAAAAAAAATATAGTTTAACTATATAATGGATTTACATGATGCAAAACAACAATTCGAATTTAAGAAATCTATCAAAGACACGTATAGTTTAATCAAAAGAGACACAGAATATATTCCTGATTTGTCTACATTAGACGACGATAACAAAGGACAATGGGTCGAACACGAAGACTTTGCTAAGGTATTCGATGGACTATTAGACTATTGTGCGGACGAAGAATATTTAGACAATTTAGATTGGAACAGTGTCAACTACCAAGTTTATGGGAAAGATTACTATGAAGAAAAGTTTCCAGGCTTTAGCGACGAGGTCTACGAGATACTTGCTAAATCTACAGAAGAAGAAAATAAAGTAGTTGACAATCGAACACCGCCCCTAAAGATTACCGAAGGTGAATTTACATTAAACTTTGATTGATTCTTTCTTTTGCGATTTGAAAAATAACGGGGTCTTTTTCAACGCCGATATAGTTCCGTTTTGTTTGTCTGGCGGCAACGATAGAAGAACCTGACCCCATGCAAAAATCCAACACCACATCGCCTTCGTTGCTATACGTCTTAATTAACCATTCACAGAGTTCTAATGGTTTTTGTGTTGGGTGAAATTTTACTTTATCGTGATGTATTTTAAACACCGACCATGGGTGTCTATCTCCCGATATGTTTGGTAAGCGTTCGAGCCGTGGTTTACCATATAGTTCAAGATGGTTTATAATCCCGCTTGTATGATATGGTTTTCCTTCTGTTTTTTGTGGATTATAAATCCATGGTGTGCCTTTGGGTGTTGGTGATTTTCTAAATATATATATCATTTCGTGCGATCTCAATGGCATTTTTTTTGCGGATAAGAAACCAACAGCGGCGGTTTTTTGCCAGACTAAATCATACCTAAACCATTTCGGTTTTGAATTAATAATATGATTGCCGAACTTCGTCGTCACAAAAAAAATATAATTACAATGGTCTTTACCGACACGGCTTAACTTTTCCCACATTATATCTAAATCAATACAAATGTCCCATTTACAATCGGTTTGTCCGTAGGGTAAATCTACCAATACCATATCAACACTATTGGTCTCTAAAGTATCTATTACATTAAAACAATCATCGTTATGGATTTGATTCATAATATAAAATAATATTATATTATATGAAACTGGTTTCTATTAAACCGTCCACGAACTCGGACAAAAAGCTGATGGCAACCTTTAGCAACGGTCGAACGATTCACTTTGGAGCAAAAGGATTAAAAGACTTTACTATTTATTCTAAAGGAGACAAAGACGTTGCTAAACAAAAAAAAGATGCTTATATTGCTCGACACAAGGTCAATGAAAATTGGAACGACCCGACGACGGCGGGTGCTTTGTCTCGTTGGATTCTTTGGAATTTACCAACCAAAGAAGCCTCGATTGCTGATTTTAAAAAACGATTTAATTTATAGTTTATTCATACTATCTATAAATTAAATAAACTCTCCAGACACTATACACTCACCGACCAAACCGCAGTTCCGCGTGTGTTAAGTGAAAGCAAAATCGTGTTTTGGCTGAAGAAATCGAGCTGGGCATCGAGGGGAGCACTCGTATATACGCCGCGATAATTTACTGTGGACGATATGGTACTAATACCCGAATATAGACGTTGCGACCGACCATCGCTGAGACCAGTTTCCATTTCAATAGCGGTAATGAAAGAACCAATATTGGAGCTCGAACCAACCGCAGTAGTACCTGCTTCAGTACCAAGACCAGCATTTACTACATAGGGTTGTAGAACACCCCGTGCTGAACCACCATCAAGACCATTGGATTGAGCTGAAGCATTGGCTACTACAGCAATGTTGAAAGACGATTGCTTGTCGAAGTTGACAAGCGAGTGGTCGCTGAGTAAAAACTCGGCAAGTGCTTCCGCACATTTGTCTTCTACAACAACAGGTCGAGCAGGATATTGTTCACCATTGACAAAAATAGAATATTGCGTAAGACCATTTTTGATACGGTGTCCTAAACTGTAAGAACCAGTAGCAATTATACTGGCGGTTGGTCGATGACATACAATCACTCGTTCGAGAGAAGAAACACTAATACCAAGGTTGGCGGTGACCGCAGTTGCCCCTGCTGACATAGTAGTGCCAACGTTTTGATAGGACGAAGCAAGGATGTTATATACACCGCCCGACATGGCATCTACTTGGGCTTGAGCACCTGGGCTAAGTTCAGTGAATACACAAACCAATTCTACTTCCTCAAAATCAATATCGGTTGCGGCGGTGGTTGATTTTAAACATTCCGTAGCGGATGCTAATGTTAATTTAAATTGAACGGGAGCAGCCGAAAATAGTGGCATGAGCCGATGGGGAGTTGACATACCAAAAGGGTGTAATACGAATGGGGTACAATAAGTCCGTGCCGAACCAGCGACAATTGGTTCGCCCGATTGGACACCTCCTAAAGTGCCCATAAGCACATTGCCTACACCTGCTTTGTAAGAAGGGGATGAGTCGCTGTCCATAAGAATAGTCATCAGCAAATTGTGATTAGGACAATCAAAGATTTGTGCTCCCGCCGTCTGGCAAAGAACACGATTGAGGAAAGAATTACTTCCTCCTCGGTCAAGACGATGACCAGTACCGCCATTCACGGTCACTTTATATTTTAGATAACATTGGTTCCAGTTGACATACGTGCCCGATAAGTTAGAAGGCATATCAATATTAATGGTTTGACCTGATTTAAACGTCTGTCCATTGACTGGACTAATTTTTACACGATAAGAGCGGCTGGCAACAGCACGCATCTTCATTGCGGGGTAATTAAGCGATTCGGCCATGGCGTCGGACATATATATAGGTTAAATATAAAAAAATAATTACAATTTAAATTCATTTATACTATCATTGAGCCAAGACCAAAGATAGCTTTTCCTGCTCCACCTGCGACTTCCAATGCCGATGCTACTGGCAATGCTTCTGGGCCCGCCAGAGCAACCACCGCTCCTGCCGACATAGCCAAGTTAGAGGCTTTTAATCCCAAACGATTCACATGATGGGCTTGTTTTTTCAATCCAATTCTCGCACTTGCTGGTTTCTTCGTTCCAAAAGCCATATAACTATATATGATATTTTATTTTTACACACCTACAATTTGGTCTTTTTCAAATGTGTTTGTCTCTGGATTGTAAATACCTTTCAATGTCTCTTCGTCTTTGGGTATCTTTCCTAATTTTCTAAGTTCATAATTAATAGTACCCTCTTCAAAACTTCGCATCTCTGGTTTATACATATATTCGATTTTCAATGTGATTTGTGCGTCGGCACTAAATATATTCAACTCATCTCCGAACGTATCCGTTAGTGTAAATTCTATATTACTAATAGTTTGTTTGCCTACAATAAACCGTTGAACTTCGCTTGGTCTGTAAAATATCATATATCCCGATGGTGCGTTGTTGTCTATACGAACCATAGCATTATCTGTGATGCCTCGTGAATTTAAATTATTTACACCAATATTCTTAAACTTTACAAAAATGTATCTTGCTCCTGTAAAATTAACAGACGACGGCATGGTTATGTGGAAGGACGGATTGACGGTTGAACTTAATAATGCGTCTTCTGTTTGTTGTAAATTATTATTTCTGTCTTTTCTAAATCCTAATAAATCAATACAAGTCGTTGGATACGACGCTGTGTTTATAATTTGAAAAGAATGATTGCTTATCCATTTTACTTTTGCTCTACTAAATTCGTAAGTGCCGTATAAATAAAATTGTTCTAAAGCGTTTGGAAGTATCTTCTCATTGACTTCATTCACAAATTCATCTGCTGAATATATCGCGTCGCCGTCCGAGTCTCCAACCGTAATAGTGAAGTATTTTGAAAAAGTCGGAATGTAAAAGGAAATCTGGTTGTTTGACGAATTGACGTTTGGTGAAACATTAGGAATTTGAGCGTCAGTAATGCTTAAAAGCATCATGGTATTTGTCGGTTTTTGTATAGGCGTTTGTAAGTTATACACATAAGAACCAATACCATCTATCGACTTAAAATTACAATTATTTGAATTGAGGAAGATAACTTGGTTGCTGTAGGCTGTGTCTAAGACATAACTCATATAGTATATATGGTTATTTTATGTATATCCAGTTAGTTTATTGTATATCAATGTGTTGAAATTCTGTTGCAGAGGCTTACCACCCGTCTTGTAAATGAATTCTGGATTCTGGTGGGCATAACTAAACCCATGTTCGACAAGTGGCTTTCCTTGTCGTGGGTAGGCTTCGCCCCGTGTATCGATGGGTGGTTTGATTAAGAATGTTTCATCTGTGTAGATAAACTTACCAGCGGGAATGTAATTGGATTGTTGTGGTGTGAGTTTTGTCGTGAGTTGGTGTAGGCTCATTATATATTTAAATCACATAATATTTTTTCATGTTCTTTATATTGAGACAAATGTTCTATCTTTAATTTATCTTGTATCCATTGTCTTTTACTAATCGTATTACTATTATGAGATACACAAGACATTACTCTGTCAATATTTGTCTCAATAATATTTTTTAGATTTAGAGACAAAAAAGGAACGGCCTCATTATTATTGGAAGAGGCAAACACTGGATTTACGCTTTTCTTAAACACAAGCGTGGCTTCATTTAACATATGTAAAAATAAACAACGTTGCTTGTAAAAAGACCCTTCGGAATACACAATCATATCGGCTGACCCTGCGATTGATTTTTGGTTTGTTTCCATTTCAAAAATAGAGTAAGCAATATAATCGCTATAAAAGTCATCCGTATCCATAAACGCTACATATTCCGTATTGGTCAATTGAATCAATGCGTTTCGTTTGTCTCCAATCGAACATCTTGGAACTCTGTAATATCTTATAGGGTATTTCGTTTTTATACATAGTGGCTCATCTATATCACTATCATCTAAAATTAGTATCTCCCTAATGTTATAATAGGTTTGAGTATTGATGTTGTGTTCTATTAATTTTTCAAATTTCTTTCTGTTGTAAGTCGGTATACAGATGGTCGCCGACATAATATAATGGATAAATATTATTTTATGTTCGTTTTATACATATGCTAAAGGAAAAAGCAAAGATTGCTAATTTACACTACTTGTACGCTGATTTACCTGAAGAAAAGGCACACAAAAAAGCTTCTCGAAGATTGTCTAAATTAGGTTATGAATTAGATAAAAAAAATACAAACAAAGATGTGCTGACGGCAACCAAAGGAGACAACGTCCATATTAATTATAGTGGAACCAATATACGAAATCCAAGAGACATAATATCCGATGTTGCGTTGGCTACTGGTGTTCAGCGTATCAATCCACAATTCAGAGAAAGGAGACAAAAGACTCGCTCCATTATGCGTGAATATGGTGATGACAAAGATTACACACTGGGTGGCCATTCCCTTGGTGGAAGTATTGCGTTAAACAATGTGTCTCAATCTAAATCTATAAGAGACAGAGTATCCAAAGTAGATGTATTTAATTCTGGTTATACTTTACCTTTTCATAATTCTATTAAACCAACCGACAAAAAAATAAAAAGAGAATTAGATAGGAAGGTTAATCATCATCGTGTAAAAGGAGACCTTGTGTCTGCTTATTCACATAACGATACCGCTTTTGGAAATCTATTCGAGTATAAACACGAAGATAAAAATGCTGACTTATTAGATAAACATAGTCTGGAAACGTTTATGGATTAAGCCATCATAGCAATAGCATATTGTGTGTCTCGGATTATCGATAAATATGCAGCATCGGACATTTGATTTCCAACTTCCATAGCGTCTTGTGCGAAGAATTGAAATGTCTCTTCACTTATTTTGTTTCTAATAAAATTTATGATTGCCTCATAGTAATGAATCAGGATTAAGGTCGATATTTCTCCATGTTCATAACCCTTTTCTAATTTTTCAATCTTTTCTTTTGACTGTTTCATAAATATTATTTTTCTCTTTACCAGAGTATGTTCAACGAACTTATTACCGCATTTAGAACTACAAAAATACAATTCTTTAATTCCTGTATCGACCTTTTGTCCGACTTCATTGACGTGGCTTGTACCGACAGTTGCGATGGAATAGTTATCGGGTAGTTTCTTTTCGCAGTGTTCGCAGTTCATCTTTTCGCAGTTCATCTTGTTGGAATTATAATATTAAATATTCTAAATCAATTTTTATTTTTTTCTCATCAAATATCCACAAAAACACTTCTATTCGTTAGGGGTGGGCGGAACGCCCTGTCCTATAATCCTATCTTTTTTTTTCAATTCTATTTTAGAAAACGTGTCCCACACACAAATGTCCCCCCAAAAAGGCCATTTGTGTGTGGGACGCCTAATCTGGAAAAAGAATTGGGAAAAAGACGCCGCCGCCACCGCCGTAGGAAGTAGTT